GTTTACAACAATAGTGTTACCACCGCTAGAGCCGTAGCCACGATCAGAGCCGGGGAAACCGCTAGAGGCATAATTGCCTGCTGTAGATGAATAGCCACCACCAACTACAGGAGCAAAGCTGCCTGCTGCAAGTGATTCAAGAAGGGTAGGAGTGCTAGTACCTGTTGGAGTAGGAGAGCCAACTGGAGTTATTATTCCAGTACCTAGCAGCTTTAACTTAGCCAGAGCATCATCTAGATTCTTGAGGTTGATTAGATCCTTAGGAACAATATCCTTGAGGATAGATTCAATATCTCTTAACTTAACCTCTTGACCAGTAAGTGCGCCTAAGATACCTAGATCGGCATTGAGTTTTGCAGTACCAGCTTCAATAGCCTTGATGTCCTTAGAAGCAATAGCAGCTTCTAGATCAAGGATAGATTGCTTAACATTTAAGCGAGCAAGGTCATTGCTAATCTGTAACAGTTGAGATTGGTTAGTCACCTTACCCAGTTGCTGAGCCTGATTAAGTTCAGCTGCTGCAAGTTGGATTTTCTCCATGTTAAAGACATCATCACCCTTGCCAAGTGCTAGTTTAGCCTTGTCAATAGCCAGTTGTAATTTCTTGGCACTAAGTTGCTTAATTTCTTCTGCCGTCAATACCTTTGCAACCTTGACTAACTTTTGCTGCCCCTTGAATTGCTTATCAAAGGCTGTGGCTGCGTTGTCATATTTCTTAGGATCTAGAGCATAATCCCTTGCTTCACCTGCATTGTTGTAGGCATCCACAAGTTCATCAACAGCCTTGATGGTAACTCCAATAAGTGCAACCATAGCGGCTACCTGTAGGGCTGCGCCCCAGGGGTTTAATGCAAACATGCTTGCAATAGCAGTAGCAAGCGCAGTAGCTCTTAAAGCCGTATATGCCTTTTTGAGTGTGCCGATAGCGGTCACAGTTGCTGCTATTCCTTGAATGATTTTTGTAGAGACAAAAGTCGCAGTCATAACAGCAAGAATGCTTTTTATAAGTGTTGAATTTTCTTTTAGAACTCCTGCTAGTTTCTTTAAGTTTTCGCTGGCAGATGTAGCAAAGTCTTCAATCTTAGTTTGTAATTCTGTAATGTTGGCAGAATCAGTAAGGATCATAAAACTGTCAATTAAGCCTTTACCAAGAATCTCTTTAGCATTGTCAATGGAGACAGATAATCTAGCCATCTTTCCAGAGAAAGTATCAACCGAGGCTGCTGCTGCACCCTTAAAAGTTTTAGCCAGTTTATTGACAATATCGTCAAACTTGCCAGTCTTTAGTTCAGCCTTAGAAATGTTTATTCCCAATTTACTTAATGCTGTGTTATTGCCCAGATATGCCTTTGAGAGCGCGGAAGTAACTGAGGCTAAGTCTTTGCCAGTTGAGGCAGAAATGTCCAACGCAAGTTGTAGCAGTTTTTGAGACTGCGCTGTATCTTGTGTGGCTACGGCTAATTGCTGATAAGCAGGGCGAAGCTGGTCATCGACCACGCCAAATTCTCTGCTTAACTTATTTATGAATTCTTCAGAGGCTGCAACATCTCGACCAAGCCCGACATTCTTTAGAGCTAGTGCTAGTTGCTTTTGAGCCTTCTCATCTTCGGCTGCTGCTTTGACTGCTGCCTTACCAAAGGCAAGGACTGCACCAACGCTTAAAGTAACTCCTAAGGCTTTACCTAGATTCTTTACATTCTTGCTTAACTTATCTGTAGCACTGTCAGCCTTCTTAAAGGCTTTGTCTCCAGTGAATTGAGCTGCAAGGTCAATAAAAATACTTGCCATGATTATCCCTTCACTGTTGCTCTAGCGTTAAGTTTGTCTGCTACTGTTTTAATAGCCAACAACACTGCTGCCTGCGCCTTGCCGTTGTTTTCTTCATAAGCACGAAACAATGCACGACCTGATTTTTTGCCTTCGCCTTTAATAGATGATCCATACTTAGCATCTTGATTTTGCACAAAACGACTAGTCGGAGTCTTACGACCCATAGTTTCATAGATTGCACCAGCTGCGCTTTTGTTAAATATACGAGCAAGTGATCTGAAGCCTCTGCGATTAGCCTTAGATGGTGTTGTCTTATAGCCTATTCCAGCCTTAACAATACGAGCATCATAAGTAGGAAAGTTGCCTTGCGAATTTTGGCGTGGCAACCATCCGCTTAAGACTCCACCATTGTCTGGAAGATAACCTTTGGCTTCTTTAACAATAGGCTTAAGTGCAGCACCGATCTGTTTAGGTAATTCCTTAGCAAGATCGGGAGTAAATTTACGGAGAGCCTTACGGAGTTCAATGCCGCCCTTTACGCTTGCTGGCATCGTCTATCTCCTTTGCTTCATCCTTTAGACCTTGTAGAAGTGCATCTAGCATGGTCTTATCTAGTTCCAATAATTGTTGTGGCGCGATCCCCAACCTAATGCTTAGCCTAGCGATTAGGTAGGTGAATGGTTGATCGCGCTTTACGCTAAAGGGTCTGAGTCAAGAACCTCGACACTCTTAAGTGTCTCGATAAACTCAATCCCATAAGGCTTAACAGTTTCACCTGATCTGCGAGTAATTTCCCAAGCTAACCAATAAACATGGCTTTGTTTTTCTTCATCACGAAACGCCTTGTGGAAACCCATTTTTGCATACATCTCAAAAGCGTATTCCACTACTGGAGTGATTTCGCCTTCTAGTACGCTTCCATCTTGTCGAACGATCTTTAACTTTGCCATGATTTGCCCCTTAGTTAGTTGTTTAGAAAGTACCTGTAGTTGTTACAGCTACAGTTGAATTTGCATTCCATGTTACTGATTGCATACCGATATCAGCGACTGCGCCGTTGATGTCTGTCAAGCCGTTTACTAGGCATGAGAATGTGTAGAGAGGATTAGTAGCAGATACTGCTGTTCCCTTTTCCTGTAGTAGCACAACAGTTACTGTAGTGCCGTATGCAGCTTGTAGAGTTGCCAATACGTTCGCTGCTGCTGTGTCGTTAAGGAAGTCAATAGTGACTGAAGCAGCCTCAAGACCCTTTACAAACTTGTGTGAACTGTCACCCATTGCAGTTACTTCGAGTTCATCGAATGTGCGGTTAAGTGTTACTGCTGTGACATGGTCAGAAAGATCAACAGAATTGACCTTGATGCCGACCTTATTATTTAGAAATACAGCCATTTAGGTTATTCCTCATCTTTCTTAGTAGTGACTGGCTTTGGTGCTGGTGTGCTAACTTGCCCGATTTTCTTCAGGAAGTCTGCGTTTTCTTGTTCCCACTCGGACATATTAACTCCAACTCGTTAGGATAGATACTGACATCTCGCAGCTGAGCAGATCGCCTGACGCAGCATTGAGAATACTTGGTGCGCTTATTGCGCCTACATTATAGGTCAAGGCAGATGCATTTAACTTAGTGAACACACCAAGAACTGCATCTTCTATTCCATTAAGGTTGCCTTCATTGTCAAACAAAGGAACTGTAATAATAATCTTAAAGTTAGCCATCGGGCTGATAGTAATATGTTGATTGTTAGTCGGTGTCAAATATGGATCATCTGGAGACACGATTACAGAATTAGCCAAAACAACAGATGGCGGGAATGCAAAAGTCTGATACTTAGTGTTATCTACTAGAGCAGTGGCTAAAGTAGTGCGAAGTGTTGTTATAGCTGGTGCTGGCATTAGCCCACCATTGAACGCGGATCTAGTGCATGAGCGATCAAACCTCGCACCTTAGCGAGAAGCTGTGCGCTCATTCGGTAAGGGCTTGGCTGGAAATCGACAGCATTTGAGCCACTCAAAGTGGCGGTTCGCGCTTGCCAGATTTCAACAGATATCATCAAAGCTGCTTGCTGGACTGCTGTGTCTGTTGTCCAGTCTGTGTAAGTCTCGGCTGTTACTGTGCCAAATGGCTCAATAGGATGCTTAGGCTGTACGACTGTGTGAGTCGTAGGCACTGAAATTGAATAAGCACCGACACTAGCAATAGTTTTAGATCCATTGTATTTAGTACCGGAATTGGAGATAGTTACAGTCTGTCCGACATAGAAGATATCTGTGACAGGAATGTCAAAGTAAAGAGTGCCTTCGCTCACGATGTTGCTGTGCGCTACTGCAAACCACTTAGGAGCCCAAAGCATTGGAAGAAGGACTGCATCTGTAGCATCGCAGACTTCTTGAAGGGTGGCATCTGGATACAAAGTACCGACTCCGAGAGTGCTGCGGAGTTCTGCGACTGTTGTAAGTGCCATTCCCATTCCTTTCTAAAGACTCTGGGGAGTAGAGGGCTACTACTCCCCAGAGCGACTTAGTGTGGCTTACGCCTTGTTATTCTTAAATGCGCCTGCGCCGACCTTAGTTGCAATCGCACCAAAGCCGTAGTAGCCGATTGTTACCTGTCCTGCTGCTGTTGATTCAGCGCGTAGGCGGTATGTTGGTGACTCGTACCATGTGTACGCATCTGGGTTCACAATAAGGATTGTGCCATCGCCATCGCCAGCGTTTGTTGGATCAACGTATAGGTTGAGTCCTGCAACGTTACCTGTCAATGATGTTGGTGCTACTGCTCCGCCAGCGTTCATTGGCTGTGAAGCTGTGTAGATTGGACGTCCTGAATCGTTTAGAGACATGATGTTTGACCATTGTCCTGTTGATACGACCATGTTGCGAGCAAATGGGTTTGGTAGTCCTGCTGTAGCTGCATAAACTGAAGCAGATCCGCGAGCAACAATTCCAAGCAATTCTGCTGCTGTTGGATATGTCACTGTTGTTGTTGCATCTGCTGTTGCGCCTGAAATAAGAGCAGCGTTTACTGCTGCGTTTGTTGTCTTTGCGTAAGCAGCTGCCATGTTGCGCACTAGCTCATCAAAGAATGCTGGAGATGTACGATCTAGAAGTTCAACAGAGAATGTCTGTTGTCCAGCGTACTTCTTTACTGATACTGATAGGAACGCTGAGTTCTGATCTGTCTCTGTAAATGCTGCGCCTTCTGCAACTTCACCAACTGTTGGCATTACTGTGATCTTTGGGATCTCGAAAGTCATACCTGCATCTGGCAATACTCCACGAGAGATTGCGTCGATTGAAGGACGGATTGTTGTGCCTAGTGGGTTGATGATTTCAGATAGTTGGCGTGTTGGTACTAGACCAGCGTTATCTGTTGTGTCATCTGCTGCGCGTAGGTACTGACGAGCATCTTCATCACCTAGTGCTGCGCGGATTGTGTTTTCTGCATACTTAGCCGCTGTTAATTCAATGCGTGGCTTTGTATATGACATTGCTGTAACAGTTGGGCGAGCAGCTTCAACCGCTGGTGCTTCAACTGGTGTTGCTTCGACTGCTGGAGTGGTGTTTTCCACGATGGCTGTCTCGCTTTCTGTTGGTTGGATTGTTTCTTCTACATCGGATTCTTCCGCTGCAATATCAGTAACCTGAGCAGACTTGAATGCTGGCTCTGTTACTAAACTTACTTCGACCAAGCGAGCAGCGGATACATAAGTCACGCCATCCTTGATCTTTGACTTGAGGACTTCAGCCCCGATTGACAAACCGCTTTGCAATCCTTCTTCTGCCAAGATAAGTGCTTCTGTACCGCGCTGGGAGCGACTGATAGAAAAGACTGCGTTGATAGCATCTTCAGACTCGCTGAATGAAACCATGCGACCTAAAGGCTTCTTAGTGTCATGCTGGCTGAGCAGCTTGATTGCTTTAACATCTGCAATGTCGATTGAGCCAGAAGCAAAGATAACCTTGCCCATGTTTGTCGATCCTGCTTCAACATTGAGAGGCACAATCTTGCCTGATACTGTGCGACTTGCTGAGTCTGCTGTGAGATCAGCTGAGAAGGTAATTACTTGGTTCATTGCATACCTTGACTTCCATTAGGTGTTAGATCAGTCATTTCCATAGCCTGCTCTGGAGTAATCAGATTGAGGCTAAGTAATTTTTCGATTACTGCTAGTTCTTGAAGTGGATCAGTACGCAAGAAGTTCTTGTCAATATCAAACTTCACTACATTGCCACGAGCAGTAATATCATCCATAGACAGACGATCTTCAATCGCTGAAATAAATGGTTGTAAAGATAGTGTCAAGAATTGCTTACGCTCATCTTGCACATTGGCATAAGTCATAGAGTTATTCTGATCTGCCGATACATAATAGGCAGGCACATTGCATAAACGAGCAATTTCAGTAGCCAGATTAAATATGGCTTCTCCATACATCATGTCTTTAGGTGAGAATGACACTGGGTTATATTCAAGTGTGGATGTCAAGTAAGCAGTGCTGCGATTATTGCGAGCAGACTTCCATGATGCTAATAATCCTTGAACTTCTTTAGGATCTAAATCAGCACCGGTATTCTTGATATAACCAGTAGCCATTGGAGTCGATGCCGCAATCGTTGCTGCTTTTTGGACATCTATAGCTGCGCGGATTGTTGAAGTTCCAGTATTGAGAATGCCATCGCTAAGTGATTGGAAAGTTACCAAACTGCCTAGACCATCCATAGGCAAAGTAGTGCCATCAACTGCATAAGACTTTACAAAGACATTATCTTTGTCAAGTGTTGCAGTTACTCGACTGTTAGCGATCCACTCAAAGCGAGAAGGTCTGCCATCTTCTTGGTAAACTTCTACGACTTTCCAAAATGCTTGACCATAAAACAAAAGTGAATCAACAGTCCACGCAATAGTTACTGATCGTGGTTGTGAATATGAAGGTTGCTCTAACCATGCAGGTGAGCCAAGTTCTTCGTTAGAAGACTTCTTGTAAAGCTCTAAAGGAATTGCACCGATAGTGCCAGCCAATAAATTACGGCAACGCATAAGTGCCGGTACTGAGATGGCTTCAGTTCTGCCGACATAGGCGAACTGGAAAGGCATGGCATAAGGTGAATACTCGCCAAGCACTTGAGGTGCTGCTTGAGCTTGTAATTGTGTTTTAGGCTCTAGCCCAAACGCTTGCAATAATTTACCCATAGACAGAAATTGTAGCATTTGTCAAGAGATTAGACAATATGCTAGGGCGTGTCTAAGTATATATCTGTGGCTTAGGTTGAGGAATCATTAACTTAGAAACAACCATTGCCAAGCCAATAGGTGCTGAGATATCTCCAGCAGACTTGCGCTTAATTATGCGCCACGCGCTGTCATTGACTTTAGCTGCACAGTTATTCATTTGCTGGATCAGTTCAGCCTGTCCATTGTGGACTACGCGGTGATTGACCAAGCCTTCTAGTAGATCACCACAGGCTTTGTAAAACTGTTGCCCTGAAACATCCTCTACCATCACGCCAGAATTGGAAAGCCTGTCCGCAATAGTTTGTGTGGCGTATTTGTCAAAAGTTACTAGGCGAGGCTTATAGATGTCACACCACGCTTTTATACTAGCTGCCATCTTTAACTCATCTATAGCAACCTGAGAGCTATAAGTCTCTAAGATCCCGATGCCAATCCTCCCATCTGGGAGAAGCTGTCCTGCGACCAATGATCCGTTCCTGCGTGAAGGACTGACATCGAAACCGAATACAGTATAAGCCCCAACAGCCATTTCTAGTGTGCTATCGGATGTGTCCTCTAATACGCCATGAGGCCAGGGTGATGAAAGGCTGTCAATCCATTGGCATAAAGTTTCTGTGCGCGTATTCTCAATCGGACTTGTTGCTATCGCTTCTTCAATGGCTTCTTCAGTAATTGTGTACCCCAGAGAAGGGTTAGCCAAAGCCCATGCCTGTCTATCGTTTATCTTGCAGTATTGTGGCGCAGAATACTCATAGAATCCGAAAGACTTTGGCGGATAATCGATTGCTCGTTCTCGTAAGTCATTGAGCACAGTTGAGAATGCGTCTCCTGCATTAGAGGTAAGAAGCGTTTGAGAGTTTGGGTGAGCTCTAGTTGTAGGAGTAGCAGCTCTAAATCCTTCCTCTGTGATTTCTCGGATTTCGTCGATGTAGAGCAATCCATTGACTGATCGACCTCGAGAGCCGTCTCTAGTTGCTGCAACAACGTCAAGCCTTGCTCCAGATAACATCTCAATAGACTCTGTGCCGTTGGCGTGTCGGATCTGTTTAACGAATCCCTTGAGATGGTCATTTGTCTCCAATAGGCTAGTGATTTGACGAAAGGTGTCCAGAGCCATAGATCGGTTCGAGGACATGATAAGGACGTTGGTATTCCACTTGACTAGGTGGGCAAGGATTAACATACGCGCTAAATGTGTCTTGCCATTCTGCCGTGCAACCAGAATGAGGTTAGTTTTACGAACCCAGTTGTCTGCCTTGTCCACAGTGAGCATATCCTTGAGGACAAACTCCTGCCACGGCATCAAAGGAATCTTTACAATCTCGCAAAGGTCTTTGACATCTTGCAGCTTGTTTTCGCCCTTGAGAAGTGGACTGTGAAGCCTTGGCTTGGTTGCCCCTCGTAGGGCTTTGGGCTTTCTGGTCTTAGTTGTCATTGACTCGGATCAGGTCGGGTCTTAAAAGGACTGTCCAGCATCGTCTCGGACTGCATCGGGGAGATATAGTCGAT